CCGCGACCAGTAATCGCCAATGCGGCCCATGACCGCGCAGGCCAGCTCGTGCGCCCACGGCCCGCCGTTGTCGGCGAGCCATTCGGTGAAGTAGGCGTCGAGGCGGTCAATCTCGTCCTCGCAGCGCTCCTCGAGCGCCGCTTGGAGTTCGTTCGGATCGGGATCGTCCCACTCCGGGGCGCGTAGGGCGGCCGCTTCGGCGCGGGCGAAGTTGGAATCGCGGTAGGTCATTTTCATTCTCCGTTTCGTGGGTCTTGCCAACGCTCCAATTGCTCGAACAATTCTACGAGTTCCTCGGGAGGATCCTCTTGTTGTTCGAGCCATTTGAGGATAAAGGCGAAATCCTCAGCGTCAATAAAGGCGGATAGGTGCAGTACCATGTTATTTGTCTACAAAAATAGCGACGATAATGCCGACAATTATCATGGTAACGAACAGTCCAATAAGGAAACTCATTTCAGGGCTCCTGATGGAGAAAGTGTTCGATTGCCAATTGGGATTCTGCGCAATTGGCGCACCATGTTGTAGCCGTTTGAATTGTATATTCGACGCGGGCGGGCAATCCTTGCGAACGACCGGCGACCAAACGGCGGGCCGATGAATCTGTTTTGTGTTTGTGTTCCGTAAACCAGCCCACAGCGTGTTTTTCCTGGTTGTCGCAGGTTGTGCAAAGGCGCGATTCGATTATGAAAACACCTGCGACGGCTTCCCAAACCTGAGGTGGGGTTGTAGTTTTACACTCTGTTTCCCATAGATCATCCAAGGGGTCTTTTTGTTTTTTTGCTTTTCGTTTTTCGATTTGATAGAGCTTGAGTGCATCAAGCTCGGCGGAAAGTTCTTCGAAGGGATCGTTCATTTGATAACTCCGTTTTTAATGATCTTTTGCCGGGGTGTTTTTTCCACTTTTGACTTTCTCTTTTTTCTGGCCTCCCCCGTAATGGCGGGTTTGTGTTCAGTAATAATACGATATCTTTGGTCTAGTTTGGGAGTCGCAAACCACCAGCCGACACCATCCTTATCAATTACTACGTCAATCGCTTGACGTTTACGCAGAAAATGCAAAGTAGCGGAAAGCTGATTTAGGCTTACCGGACAACGGGCGCGAATTTGCGCGCCGTTGATGAAGTCATCTTGGGGGATAACTTCGAGGATTTGTGTTGTGTAGGATGTTTGTTTGTAACGCATGGGGGTCCGTTTGGGGATTGGTGCCGGTATTATGGTATACCAATATTGCCGGTATTGTCAATGGTGCTATGTATTTCAACAAGCGCCACTGAAAAAACAACGGCCCGTTCAGGGGAATGAACGGGCCGCTGAACCGGCGAACGGAGGGACGCCGGTTTTTACTACATTGCGTTACTCGCTATCCAGCAGGGCCTCCCCTTCGAGCGCGTCGTCCTTTCCGGCGTCGGCTTCCAGCCGCGTGATGATCGGCTTGAGCGCTTCCGTAGCGCGCAGCTGCGCGTACAGTTTGCGCCGCGAGAGGCTTTCGTTTTCCGCGAGCTTGCGCTCGATCCAGTCTTGCACTTGCTCGCGCGTGCGGGACTTGTACTCCATGAGCGCCCGGACCACAACGCCAGCCCCGGAGAATCCGGTAGACTCGCGCTTCGCGTTCCAGTCGTTCTCAGATTGCAGGCGATTGGCGATCGTTGAAACTGCTTCGTACATATCATCCACCGATTTACATGCTGCGGCGGAATCGCCGAGTTTCTGCTTTGCGCCGTACAGAGCGAATTGCTGATAAAGCGCCGACGGCAGCATGTACAGAATCGTCTGCCCATTACAGAAATCAAATCTCACAAACAGGTTGCCTTCCTTTTCGAAGGCTTCCTTTTTCATTTGTTGCTTGCCCGGGAACGTTTGCGTGCGGCCGTCGGACAGTTTGACTACCCTTTCTTCCGTGTCGTTTGCCATGTTTGCAAAATCCTTGGTCGTTTGGGCTTCTTTCTTTATCGTCGCGTTCCCGTATCGACGTTTGGGAATCATATTACAATGCGCCGGATTTGTCAATAACGCTATGCCGGCGCATTATAATCAGAGCCCCTCGAATGGATCTTTATTATCAGTGGAATCTGTTATTTCTTTTGCTATTGTGATGCACAGTTTAGCAAAATCAAGAAGGGTTTGTTCTCCCGTGAGAAGTACTTGTTGCGGCCCCAATAGTTCAGTGGCCGCAACAAGAATTTCGATTCCAATAGTGCCATCATCCAATGGCACGCTTCGGGCGCATCCGTTTGATAGTTCAATAATCATGTTTGACTCGAGAGAAGGTCATGCACTTTTGCGCGGTTTTCTTGTTCTTGAAGATATTGCAGAATATCATCTCCGCGCATTAGGGGCACGCCCCATTGCGGCGGGATGGTGTCGAGTGCGGCGATTGCCCCGAGGAAGAATTCAACCTGGGCTTTCGCCCGGACGGTACTGCCGCGTTTGTATCCCTGTGCAATCACGCGACGGCGCCATTCTTGTTCTACTTGTTTGATAGGGTCCATTAGTAATCCCCCCGCAGCAAGGCGCGAATTTCGCGCTCCACGGTGCGGCGGTTTCGCCCGAATACCGGTTCCGTGCAATCGAGATACCCCGGCATGGATGTCCAGCCGGCGTACCATTTGCGAGCCGATTTTTGGGCTCCATACGCATGACCGCGACTGCATTCGACACAACGGAAAGTACCCTGTTCCATTGCATGGCGTCGTTCGTCGAAATCGAAGTGGAAAAACTCATGGGCGCAGATTGATATACCGCAATGATTACATTCGGCGATATACATTACACCTCGAGGCGAGATATATCCGACGTAACGCGAATTCTTATGCGTTATCTGTTTCATGAAATCCTCCGTTGTTAGTAATATTTCCGCCCCGAGAATTTCGGGGCGGTTTCTGTGTTCTGTTATTTCATTTTTCTTTGCAGGAGTGCGGTTAAATTTCGCTTGAATACCGCCCGTTGACAATCGTAAATAGGTTCCGTGTTAATACTTGGGGCGGAAGTCCAACCCGCATAATACGTGCCGGGCATTTTGTAAAACGGGGTTTGATGCCGACTACCACAATTGGAACAGTATTGGCCTTTAATGTATTCAACATCCTCGCGAAAAGCACAACGCTGTACGTGGAAATGTTCGTGCCGATAGGTATATGTACCGCATTTTTTGCATTTTGCACGGTACAATTTCCCTTTTTCGGTGCCATAACCTACATAGGGATTACCTGAAACGCGAAATTCTTCCATTGAATCCTCCGTTTAGTAATACTTCCGCCCCGAGACTTTCGGAGCGGATTCTGCATCACGTTGCTCATGGCGTTCCGTCGGCGGGGATTGCGTACCGTCAATGGTGGCCAATTCCTGCAACGTCAATGAAGGCGTTACTACAGGCGTTACCGGCGTCCGCACGGCCGTTCGTGCCGCCTCGGCCTGCCACGAACGGTCCCTGTGTTCGATGCGGATTGAAGCCGATCCGTCCGGACCGTGAATGACGCGAGCCATAATCCTCCATGACGCGGCGGCCAATGCAGGCCACGGTTCCCGGCCAGCTTCGCCTTCCCGACGAACGGCGCCGAGGAAGGCGTAGAATTGCCCGCGCCAGCGAACGGCGATGAGCGCGGACGGGAAGGGAATATCAATAATGGTATTTCCGGCGGCAACCTCCCGCAGGAATTGCGTATACTCTGCGGGATAAGTGGAAACGTGGCGTGCGCGGGGCATTGAGATTTCGAATTGGGATGGTCGGGGATGATGGATCGTACCATGGGCGAACGGGGATGTCAACCCCCGGGGGCGCATGGGGCGCATACCGTGTACGTACCCGGTATCCGTACCCGGTATCCGTACCCGATTTCATTACCCTGTACCCGGTACCCCGTACCCCCCCCTCTCCCCCGCCCCATAATGCCGGCAATTATGCCTTTCTTTATTCCTAAAAAAAATAAAAAAAAAAAAAAAGATACCTTAACAGGGGTTCAGGGGGGCATAAATGCCGGCAATATGGGGCGGGAATGGACGGGAGAGGGGGGGGTCCAGCAATTCCGCGACACGGTATGGAAATCGGGTACGAAAATCGGGTATGGAAATCGGGTACGCGCATGATATGCGCCCCGGGCGGCGATGCGGTACGGTTTGGCGATACGGTACCGCGCGCGATCATCCGCCGCCGGATATGTTGACGCACCCCGGACGCCCGTTGACGGGCCAAACGCCCGACGGCGCCCACGGCCAATCGCGGACATATCAAACCCCATCCGGGACCGGCTTTGTCCCCCATGGAAACCCACTGCGCAACGCACGAAGCAAAAAAACGGGGAGCAATGATGCCCCCCGTTGAGACTACAAATCATCAAACTCGTCGTCGTCCATACCACGGGCATTGAGGCGTTCGGCCTCGATCTCCAGCATCGCCTTACGGATCGGACCGAGCGCAGCAATGCGCGCCTTTTCCTCTTTGTCTATGCCGATCCATTCGGCGATCCAGCGTTCACAAACGGCCTTCCCCTTCTCCGACGTTTCCGGGGATGCAACGATGCGTTCGAGCGCCTGACGCAGAAGCGAATCGCGGGAAGCGGCGACGCGGGTTTCGCCCGTGTACAACGCCTCGATAACCCGCTGCATTCCGCGGGTTTTCAAATCCCACAATTCGGAATCGGTCCTGCGTCGGTTTCCGTCAAACGCGGAAACGGCAGCGCCGTGTCCAATCTTTTGAGCAACGCCCAACAAAATGACATCCGCAATGACGCCCGGGTTATCATTGAGGATGGACTGTACCGTAACGCCATTCGCCCCACGGATTTTGTTCAAATCCACGGACGCGATGGTGAGCCTATCACGATTCCGTACCCATGTCATGATGCCCGACGTGGGGTTGTAATCGTTACCCATGCGTTGCGATTGTTCCTTGCTCATATCAGCCTCCGTTGAGCGCCACAACGCCCCGGATCGTATGATCCGTGGTGGATATGGCGCGCGTTGTTAAAGATCAATGGGCCGGTGTTGCGCCCAATGGGTCACCTGACCCATGTATCCAATGTATCCCCTGATGAGGCACAACGCAATACCGTTCGTCGGCCATAATCGACCGTTCGTCGGTCAGTGTCCATACCACGTCGCCCCCGACGACAGGCACGTAACGTGCATGGGCACGAACCATGCCTGCATCGCACCATGCTGCAGTGCAACAACCCCCCGGGGGTTCGAAGCCGGAGACGGGGGGCTCGACGAGGCCACCTTTATCGCCATCTACACCTGTGTGGCAAAAGTGTGGCAAAAGTGTGGCAAAAGCGCACAGGTGTGGTAAAGGTGCGCGGGGAATCCGCCGGCAATTTGCACAGCGTATTTTGCCGGCAGTCTCCCGCCGCCTGCCCCATTGACAATCCCCGGACTCCGGCGTATGCTTTGCGCTGTTTGGTACCATCCGTCAGGAGAACTCAGTGCCCGGACCCGCCCGTATTCGATACACGCATCAGGCGATGGCCGATATGCTCATCGCCGAGCCGTCGATTTCGCAGGATGCGCTCGCGGCCACCTTCGGTTTCACCCCGGGATGGGTGAGCCAGGTGGTGAATAGTGATGGCTTTCAGGCGTATCTCGAAAGCCGCCGGGAGGAGCTAATTGATCCGTCGATTAAGCTGACCATCGACGAACGCCTTCGTGCACTCGCGGTGCAGTCTACAGAAATTCTCGCGGATTCGCTTGCGCTTACTCGATCTCCGGATCTCGCATTGCAGGCGCTCAACACGTCCGCCCGCGCCCTCGGCTACGGCGCAAAGCAGCAAAACGTGAACGTTGAAGCACATTTCGTAGTCGCGCTGCCGGAAAAGGCGGCAACGTCCGCGGAATGGGCTGAGCGTGTAGCCTCCGAGCCCCGGCCCGCGATTACCGTAGCATGAAACGAGATACGCAAATTGTCTGGACCCCTATGCCGGGGCCGCAGACCGCTTTGATTTCCTGTCCGGTGTTTGAGGTTTTCTATGGCGGCGCCCGGGGCGGGGGAAAAACGGAAGGTAGCCTCGGCGATTGGCTGCAGCATTCGGCGACCTACGGGTCAAAGGCCGTCGGGGTCTTTTTCCGCCGGAATCGAATTCAGCTGGATGAAGTAATCGCCCGGACTCATGAGCTGTTTCCGCTAATCGGCGCCAAGTATCGCGGCAGCCCTGATTTTGTTTGGGTCATGCCCGGCGGTGCCCGGTTGAAGTTTCGCTACCTTGAACGTGACCGGGATGCCGAGGAGTACCAGGGGCACTCCTACACCCGCGTCTACGTCGAAGAGGTTACGAATTTCCCCAAGCCTAAGCCTATTAACCTCCTCCGGGCCACTCTGCGCAGTGCCGCCGGGGTGCCCGTCGGGTTGCGGCTTACAGGCAACCCCGGCGGTCCCGGGCATGAGTGGGTGAAAAATCGCTATATCACTCCCTGCAAAACGGGCTGGAAGGTTCTAAAGGAAAGCTTCACGAATCGGAAGGGGGAGGTTCGTGAAATGGAACGGGTGTTTATCCCGTCGAAACTGGCGGATAATGTATTGATTGATGAGCATGATCCCCTGTATGAGATTCGCCTCCGGCAGTCCGGTTCCCCGGAGCTAGTCCGGGCCTGGCTGGAAGGCGACTGGGATCTCGTTATCGGTTCGTATTTTGACTGTTTCTCCCCGCAGAAACACGTTCGTTCTTTCGCAGAGAATTTCCCGCGAATTCCTGATTCTGCGTTCATTTATCGCGCCTTTGACTGGGGGAGCTCCGCACCATTCTCTTGCGGATGGTATGCTGTGGCGGACGGCAAGTGGGGCTCCCCCACCCCCTTCCCGCGAGGGGCGCTGGTTAAGGTCATGGAATGGTACGGTTCGGCGGGGGATAATAACGGGCTGAAGATGGAAGATATCGCCGTTGCCGATGGTATTCTAGCGAAAGAACGCCACGTCGGCTGGGAGGGGCGGGTTAATTACGGGGTAGCTGACCCCGCCGCTTTTATCCGTAATGGTGGGCCGTCGATTGCAGAGCGCATGGCGGGTCGGGGATGTTTCTGGCGACCAGCGGATAATAAGCGCATCCCGGGATGGGCAACACTTCGAGAGCGCCTTATTGGGGTCGGTGGAGATCCGCTGCTGTATTTTCTCGATAATTGTACTGACACTATTCGCACTCTACCTACACTGCAACATGACGAGAACAACGTCGAGGATGTAGACACGGATGGCGAAGACCACGCCGGGGATGAAACTCGATACGCTTGCATGGCCCGGCCGTGGATTCAGGATGAAGCACCCCCGCCGGAGAGTGATTTGCCGAAGCTACCGAGTCAATTGACTATCAATGAACTTATCGAACGAGAGTCCCGCCGTCGTAGGGAGCGGGAGGAGAACTTCGCGTGAGTGCTGCTAATATTGCAAGCTATTGGCGTGATGAACTGCAGGCCGCCGACCGGCGGTGGCGGACTTTCCGCGAGCAGGCACTGCGTATTCAACAGATTTACGAAGCCGCCGCCCAATCGCAGAATACCTTCAACATCCTCTACTCGAATACGGAAACCCTGCTCCCGTCCCTGTACAATGCCACCCCGCGGCCCGTCGTACAGCGCCGGTATAAGGACGATAACGTACTGGCAAAGCTCGCCGGTCGGGTATTGGAGCGTGCTTTGGAGTATCATATGGATACTCCAGATCCTACATATGAACCCTTCGATGCGGTGATGGAGGCTTCGGTCCTGGGGGCACTGGTGCCGGGGCTTGGCCTGGCGAAGATCCGCTATGACGCGGATTTTAATCCGCTGGGGATGATTACGAAGGAATCTCAGGAGAAAGCAGCTGCTATTCGCAGCAAAGGCGCCGAGGACACTTCCGGCGACCCGGCGGACCCTGCCGAGGCGGAACTCGTAATCCCGCCGGAGGCGACTGAAGTTACTTACGAAAACGTTTGTAGCGAAACCGTCGAGTATGACCGTGTACTGTTCGGAAATGCGCGGACGTGGAGTAAAATGCCTTGGGTGGCGTTTTATCATGCTATGTCTAGGCAAGATGCTACTAAAGCCTTCGGCCGGGAAATTGCGGATGCACTGTCCTATGACCAGCCCGACGGGCGTCGCCGGGATGCTGAGGAGGATAGAAAGCGCAGCCCGGCCAACCGGGGGCTGACGCCGGTTTGGGAAATCTGGCATCGGACGACGAAGAAAGTATATTTTATCTCCCAGGATTACGCCGACGGCCCACTGAAAGAGCCCATCGAGGACCCGCTTCGACTGCAGGGTTTCTTCCCTTGCCCGGAACCCTTGGTTTTGTTCTCTCGCGTGGGTGAATTCATCCCGCGACCACTTTACCTGTTCTATGAGAATCAGGCGAAAGAACTCAATCGCATTTCTACTCGACTCAATCGCATTATTGATGCGCTGAAAGTCCGGGGTTTCTACGCGGGTAGCATCCCCGGGTTGTCTGACATTATGCAGAAAGAGGAGAATACTATCAGCCCGCTGCAAAATGCGGGCATGGCGACGGATAATTTCTCCCTGGATAAGTATCTCTGGCTGTTCCCGCTGGAGAAACTGATTACCGTTCTGCAGCAGCTCTACATTCAACGCGAGCAGTGCAAACGGGTTATTTACGAAATCACTGGACTGTCAGACATTATCCGCGGCTCGACGGTGGCGAGCGAGACTGCTACGGCGCAGTCTATTAAGTCGCAATGGGGTACGCAGCGACTGAAAAAGATGCAAAAGCGGACACAGCGGTATGTACGGGACTACCTGCGGCTGGTGTCGGAGGTCGCCGGGAAGCATTTCGGTGAACGCACCTGGGCGCAGATGACCGGCGTGCAGTTGCCGACGGCTGAGGAAAAGGCCGCGGCCCAGCAACAGATGATGCAAGCTCCGCCCCCGCAGCCTGGACAGCCACCGCAACCGCAGGATCCCCGGGCGGAGAAAATTCTATCTATGCCGTCCTGGGGTGAGGTGCTGCCGTATCTGCAAATGGATATGCTGCGGAACTACAGTATTGATATTGAAACAAACTCCACGGTGGAGCCTGAGGCGGTCGAGGATCAGGAGCAAATTGCAAAACTGCTTGGCGCAATGAGCAATATGTTCTCCGCTATTGGTCCCGCCGTACAGCAAGGTGCACTTCCGATAGCGGGGTTCAAAGCAATGCTTATTGCCGTATCTCGGCGCTTTCGCTTCGGAGATGAGGTGGAGGATGTACTGCAGCAAATCCCGGATCAAATGCCTCAGCAGGGACAGGATAAAGGCAAGGAAGCTGAAACGCAGGCGAAGCTGCAGCTCACTCAGGCAGAAACGCAGGGCAAACTGCAAATTATGCAGGCAGAAGTACAGGTGAAAGAGAAGGAAGTGCAGATTAAGATGCAAGAACTTGCACTGAAGGAACAGGAGTTGAAACTCAAAGAAGAAGAACTAATGCAAAAGCGGCAATTGAGTCAGATTAAAGCAGAGGGCCAAATTACCGCCGCCCGGGCGAAATCGCAAGCTGCGTTGATCGCAGCGCAAACACCGCCGACGCCTAAAGCGCCGCAGGGGGCTAACCCGGGTGAGGTTCCCCCAGGAGCGGAGGTACCCTATAATGCCGCTGTATGAGTATAAATGCCCTTCGTGTGGTGTATTCGATGCAGTAGGCTCGATGGCTACGTCATCGTCGCCGGTTGCTTGTCCGCGATGTACGCGGATTAGTGCACGGCATTTCTCCCACGCACCTCGGGTATTTGGCGATTATCCTGGGTATATTAGCCCCGCTTCGGGTAAATGGATTGAAGGTCGTAAGGCGCGTGAACGTGATTTTGCTGAAACAAATACGCGACCGTACGAGCTTGGGGAGTGGAAAACAAATGTGCAGCGGCGAGAAGAAGCCGCTGCGAAACTGGACGCAGCGATTGATGCTGCGATTGAGCAAACTGCCGCCGAAATGAGGAACGCATGACTACGCAAGAATTTGTGCAAGAACCTACGCAAGAAGCACCCGCCGCCGATTCGCCGCTTGACTCGGCGATGGATACGCTCGAAGCCGGGCTCGAAAGTGAACTGGGTCCGACGGAAGATACCCCTGAGCCCACAAAGGTGGAAACCGCCGCAGCTCCACCTCCGGACGAAAAGCAATCTACGGAAACACCTAGCGGGGAAGAAAAACCCGCCGAACCCGCTGCGGTGGCGATGCCGAAATCCTGGGGTGCCCCGGACGAAGCGGCACTCTGGGCACAACTGCCTCCGGCTGCACAGGCCGCTATTGTTACTCACGAACAGGCGGCAGAACAGCGTATTGCCGTAGCGAACGATCATATTGCGGTTAGCGAAGGCATTAGCCGGGTTATTTCGCCTTACGAGCGGATTTTCAAAGATCACAATATCAATCCTTTCCATCATATTGGCAATCTTCTGCACGCTCATGCTACGTTGAGTTTCGGCACCCCGGAACAAAAACAGCAAATTGTGCGGGACATTCTGCAACAAACGGGGTTGGACCCACTGAAACTTGCATCCCCGAATACCCCGGCGTATGATGCGAATCAACAAGCTCTTATGGCGGAAGTCGCCGGACTTCGGCGGACCTTCGGAGCTGTTGTAAATCAGATTTCTTCGGATAATGTAACAAAGCTGGAAAAGGAAATTGAAGCGTTCGCAGGGGATAAGAATAACCTGTATTTCGAAGAGCTCTTGCCCGACATGATCGCTTCAATGCAGCAAAACCCGAATCAAACGCTGAAGGACTGCTATAACTCGTGTGTCTGGCGTAACCCGATCACGCAAGCTAAAGAAACCGACCGACTTGCCAATCTACGGATGGAGAAGAAGGCGGCGGAGGCGGCTGAGAAGGTAGCGAAAGCACGTAAGGCATCCGCGGCGGATGTAGTATCCAGCGTTGGCAAACTCGCTCGCGGGCGGGGCGCTGATGACTGGGAAGCTGACCTGCCGAATATGCTCGCAGATGTTCGTGCGCGCAATGGATAACAATTTCACGAGTATAGGAGTCTAAATGGGATCCCCTAATGCAACTTTCACGGAACTGGTTTCGACGACCTTTCGGCGGCACGGAAAGAAATTTGCTGACAACGTGTCGCGGAATAACGCGCTCTATGCTTACATCATGGAACGCGGGAATGTCGAAGAAGAAAACGGCGGTTTGACCCTCGTTGAACCGCTGGATTACAACAGCAACGTTACGTATCAGCGGTATAGCGGATACGACGTACTGAACGTGTCGGCGAGCGACGTGCTGACCAGCGCCGAATTTCAATGGCGTCAGGTGGCAATGAACGTCGTTGCGTCGGGGCTGGAAAAGCGCATCAACATGGGCGATACCAGGATTATCAATCTGGTGAAATCGCGCATTAAGAACGCTACTCGGACGTTCCGTAATAATTTCTCCTTTGATATGTACTCCGACGGCACGCTGGCGAACCAGATTAACGGTTTGCAAGCGCTTGTTTCCGATGCCGGTACTGGTACGGTCGGCGGCATTGATAGCTCGACCTGGACCTTCTGGCAGAACAAGGTCCAATCGGCGGCTGCGCCCATTCAGGGCGGCGGTGCGGTCACGGTGTCGGCTACGACGATTGAAACGCAGATTATGCTCCCGCTGTGGCTGGAGCTGGTCCGCGGGGATGATCAGCCGGACCTGATCGTGGCGTCGAATGACTGGTATTCGTTCTTCGAGGCGTCGCAGGTGTCGCTTAAGCGGTACGCGAGCGATGGTACGGCGGGCAAGGGTGCCGGCGGCTTCGTCGGGCTGATGTATAAGAAGGCGAAAGTCATCTACGACGGCGGCTCGGGCATCCCGGCGGCGCATATGTACTTCCTGAATACGGATTATTTCAAGATGAAGGTCCACCCGGACGCGAATCTTACCGTGCTGGAAGATGCGAAGCCGTATAACCAGGACGCGAGCGTTGTGCCGATCATCTGGATGGGCAACCTGACGATCTCGAACCGTGCGCTGCAAGGTGTGGCGAAGGCTTAATTAGAGGAGATATTGAATGGGACCGGCTGATCTTACTGGTATTCTTGGCACGCAGCTGCCGGGGGACTATATCGTCCCCGATACGACGCAACGGCTGCCGCTTGGCACGATGACTACGTTCCAGGATCCGTATTACGGACTCCAGGAAATGGTCTACGCTCAGGCGGCTGCCGCGCAGGAGTGCGGCTCTGTGGTGTATTTTGCAACGGGTTGGCAGGCGACGGATATCCCGAATACAGCGAACTTGGGTCGTCCTCTCGCTGTAGCGAAAGCCGCGATGGCTTCCGGTACTTACGGGTGGTACATCACGAAGGGCGTTGCCCCTTGGTCGGCGACGGCCAGTGTGGCGGCTGGCACGGCTTTCGGTATTACTGGCGCGGGACAGGTCGGTGCGAACACCGCCGGGAAGCAGATTCTCGGCGCTGTCGTGCAGATCGCCGGGACGGGCACGTTCACCAAGGTGGGCACCACGAACACGGGTGCGCAGACTAAGCGTCGGCTGCAGTTGCCGAACGTGGATGGACTGTTCGTTGGCCTGGCGGTGTCGGGGACCGGGATTGCCGGCGGCTCGACTATTTCGGCAATTGACCCGAGTGGGAATTTCGTTACCCTGTCGGCGGATATGACAGCCGCCGGCACGGTTACGATTACCTTCACGTATACGAACTTCCTTGTGGTGTATTCGCAAGATCCGTTTACGCAAGGTGCCATCACCTGATGTAGCGTTATTGCCGGGATATTGGGCGATCCAATATCCCGGCATTTTCCTCAACCTGGAGACTTTACATGCAACCCGCACCCCTGGAAATCCGCCCCCCGCATATTGAGTTTGAAACTATCGCAGTTGAAAAGCGCAAACTCATTGAGGAAGGCGGTACGGCGTATCTTACTGACGTTGATTTCATCCATATCACCCCGGCAGGTAGTAAAGATCGCATTCCGCGAGTCTGGTCGGAGTATGATGCTTACCTAACGGGACTTGTTGCAAATGGGTTTTTCCCCGCTTCGTGGCACGAGGAATATCGTGCGGCGTATAAGAGCTGGAAGAATGGTCAGGGCATCCCGGTCGTCGGTACGCCGATTGCTAACTGGGCCGTTTGTGTTCCTTCGGAACGGAAAGCGCTGCTTCGAGCCGACGTTCGTACGGTAGAAGAAGTAGCCCAGATGAATGAAGTGCAAATCTCTCAAGTGGGTATGGGCGCGCGGGCACTGAAACAACGGGCGATTGATTACCTTGCTGCGAAGCAGAATATTGCTCCGGTTGTGGAGCAAGTGGAGGCCCTGCGGGTTCAGAATGAGGCATTGCAGGCACAAATTGCGGCCCTGTCGGCGAAAGCGCCAGTCGCCGGGGTGTCTATTTCGCCTTCTGCGTTTGTGCATTCCCGGCCGGTGAGTACAATGCCTGATACGCTTGACGACGATATTAACAGTGCTGTAGATGCCGTTTCCGCTGAGATGGCTGTGCAAGATGCGGAGGATTGATGCTTACACTTTTGCAGATTGTATCAACCTTCGCCCGGCGGCAGGGGATTAAAGTACCGTCTACTGTTGTCACCAGCACGGATGAAACGATTCTGCAAGTGTGGGGTTTGCTGGATGAAGAAGTAACGGAGCTGGCTGATCGGAAGGATTGGTTCTGGCTGCGATCCCGGGGGTCGTTTCAGCACGCCGGGGCTGCGGATTACCGGGCGTATAATCTCGGCAGTCTTGCGGATTATAAGGGTTTCATCCCGGAAACGTTGTATGCGTCGGATCAGCGGCTACCTGTCGCCGGACCGGCGTCTCCTCCCCAATGGGCGCAAATGATGGCGCTTTCCCAGGCGCCGGCGATGTATACCTATCGCATCTACGGCGGCTGGGTGTATATTTATCCCCAGCCCACGGTTCTCAGTTCGGTAACATACACTTTCGAGTATCTTTCCGCGTATCCAGTCCTCGCCTCCGACGGTTCTACGACGAAGCCGCTTTTCACTGCTGACGATGATACTCCGCGACTGCCGGACAGGATTGTTCTTGCCGGGCTGCGTTGGCGGTGGAAGAAGGAAAAGAACCAGGCCTATGCGGAAGAACTTCGAGCGTATGAATCGCTGCTCGAGGCAGAAGCCGGCCGGGAAACGCTTCCGACGGATCTGCATATGGACAGCCCCGACCCGGATTCCCGGGTAGCAGCTCCGGGGTTGCTTATCCCGGCAGGTAATTGGAGTGTGTAGCTGTGCGTCAAGCGATTCTTTCCAGTAGAACCGCTCAATTCGCAGCCCAGCCGGGTCTTGTATCGCGGGCTGCCCCGGTGAAGGGCTGGAATACTCGTGACCCGGTAGCTCGGTTGAATTCTCTTTACGCTCAAGTATTGGACAATTTCTACCCGGTGGAAGGTGCAGTTTCTATGCGAACCGGGCGGGAGGAGTGGGCGACTGGAGCGACCGGCGGCACGCGAACGTTGCTGTCATTCAATACGAATGCTGGTTCAGGTAGTAAACTTCTCGCGGTGTCGGATGCAGGTATTTTCGATGCCACCGCGGGCGGTGCACTGGGAGCAGCGGTTCATACGCTGACCAACGGGCTATTCGAAGCAGTTAACATTACAAACTCAGCGGGAACTAATTTTATCTGGGGTTGTAATGGTGTGGATAAAGTGGCCGTTAGCTCCGACGGGACTACCTGGACAGCACTCGACGGAGCTTCTACGCCAGCTATTACGGGGGTGACTACTACTGATTTGAATTGGTGCTGGCTTTTCAAGCGGCGTATTTTCGCTGTGGTGAAGAACAGCATGAAATGCGCTTATGGGCCGGTTGATTCTATTGCTGGGGTCTTTTCGACGATAAATCTTGGAGCGATTTTCAGTCGGGGTGGTTATCTGTTGTCCGGGGCAAACTGGACAATCGACGGCGGGAATGGTCCGGATGATTACTGTGTATTCATCACTTCTGAAGGTGAAGTTGCCGTGTATCAGGGTATCAACCCGGCATCCGCAGCTTCCTGGGGTTTGGTAGGTGTATTCTTCGCCGGTCGACCCGCTAGTCGGCGGTGTTTTGTTCCCTACGGCGGCGATCTGGTGGTGAATACAGAGCTCGGGCTTATTCCTATATCCCGGCTTATCGCGAATAAACTTCTACAGCCCAGCGAAGCGCTTTCTGACACAATCCGGCCAACGTTTACAGCTGCGCACCGTCAGTATCGTACCTATAACGGCTGGCAGAATTTGGTTTTCCCCGCGCAGAATGCACTCATTGCAAACATCCCGACGAGTGCGACGGAGGCGGTACAGTTTATAATGAATGCTGTAACAGGTTCTTGGTGTAGTTTTTCTGGGTGGAATGCTCAGTGTTGGGTTGTCCACCAAGGTTTACTTTACTACGGTTCCGCCGATGGAGCTGTTTCCGAAGCGTGGTCGGAGGATATTACTTCCGATGAAGGGTCCGATATCGTAGGTACGATCCTTGGCGTACCTGAACGATTTGGCGGTACCCGACAGGCTCAGGTTGGGTTATTTCGCCCTTTGGTGAATACAAGTGGGTCTGTTGAACTACGCTTCGGTTTTGTTTCTGATTTTGACCCGGCAGCTCTAACCTCCATTATTTCACGAGCCGGGACGTATACTGGTGGTGTTTGGGGAGCCGGCCTTTGGGGTGTCGCCCTTTGGGGTGGTGCTGTGAATACACTACGAAACTGGTATAGTGTAAGTTGCGATCCCGGAACATACGTAGCACAATACTTGCAAACTGCGACAAACGATGCTACTATTGTGCAGTTAGCTGGCATTGATTATCAAATCAAACCAGCGGGGGTTATGTGATCAGCTGGCCAACGACAGAGGAACAAGAAGCGCTTTGTCATGAGCTTATCCGTGTTCGGAATGGACAGGTTCTCGGTCCGGCGGCGCATTTTATCGTCTGGGTTGTAGATAACACCCCAGTTTGGGTTGTTGCTATTGATAACTGGGTGGGTAAAACGTGCCAGTTATCTCAAGCAAATGTCGGAACGCGATTACTTCCTCGGGAATTTGCCAGACACGTGTTTTATTATGTATTTGATGTACTTAAAATGGAACGTGTATTTGCTCTGGTAGATTCTGAAAATCGCACTGCTATACGAGTTAACCGTTTTGTCGGTTTTGAAGAGGATTTTCGTTGGCCCGGTCTAGGCGAAAAAGGCGATCTTATTGTTTTCGGCTTGTCCCGTGAAACTTGTCGTTTTATTGGAGTTCAGAAATGGGAAAAAGTAGGCCGCCAGCGCCGGATTACGCTGAACTAGCTCGACAGCAAGGCGCAGCGAACGTTGAAACTGCGCGGGTTGAAGGTAGTATCAATCGGCCGGATATCTACACTCCTAATGGATCGCAAGTTTGGACTGTTGATCCAAATCGGCCAGATCATTACATCCTCACGGAGACGTTGAATCCACAACTGACCGATAATAATAATCGGTATAACTGGATTCAAGGGGCCGCGCTGCAAAGTCTCGGCGACTACGGCATCCCGGCGGTTACTCGTGCGTTGCAGCAGCAATTCGGTGTAGCCGGGGCTCCGCAAATGGGTTGGGACCCCGCACTGGCCCCGGATCAGCGGATGCAGACGAATTCCGGCATCTGGGGGGCGCCTGCGATTCAGGAAACTCTCGATTTCTCTAGTGCGGCAGGTATCCCGACTGCCGATCAGCAAACTCGACAGAACGCTCAGGATGCCCTGTACGGGATGCAAAGGCAATATCTAGATCCCCAGATGCAGGGAAAGCGTGCTAACATGGAGGCACAGCTTGCAAATCAAGGCATCACACCGGGCAGCGAGGCGTATCAAGGCGCGATGCAGCAGCTAGCACAGGAGGAACAGCAAGCTTACGGTGATGCCCGGATGCGTGCTATTGCCGGCGGCGGGGATGAAATGGCCCGGCAGTTTGGTATGGGTATGCAGGCTCATGAAACTGGTGTTAGCGATATTGCACAACAGGGGCAATTTGCTAATGCAGCCCGGGGGCAGTTGGTATCAGAGCTACTGCAAGATATGCAGCAACGAAATGCCGCGATTACCGGGCAAGCGAATATCGCCTCGGCACAGCAACAGGCGTCCACCGGAGGCCGGCAGGCTGCACTCGCCGAGCAGGCGCAGCAATACACACTGCCGATCAATATCTTGAATTCTCTGCTCTCTTCCAGTCAAGTGAATTCGCCTCAGTATCAACCGTTTAATAATCAAATTCAGGTCCAAGCACCGCCGGTATTCCAAGCGGGTATGGCTCAGGATCAGGCGAATATGAACCGCTATAATGCACAACAGGCGGGAATTGGGAATTGGCTGAATGCTTTTAGTGGTCTTGGTAGTACTCTTATTGGAAGATTTTGAGGATTTTAACTATGCCCTACAGTTACGATCCGGCGACTGATGCTGAACGTTTGCGGCGGAAGCGGGAACTGGCTAAACGTATGTCTGAGCGTGTTTGGGCTCAGTATTCCCCGCTTATTGATGCTGGGGCATTTAAGGTTGCAAATTGGGGCGATGCCATTGGTCGGCTGGCACAGGCCTGGTCTGCCCGCGACGCGGAGCGGGATCTGAGAGAGGATGCGGATACTACTGCGCGAAATCAGCGGGATTATGAAACGGCGCGTGCCCAAGAGTATTTTGACGCATCTCGGGGGAAGGTAATTGACTCCGGCGCGCGGGATGATATGAGCCCGGAACCTGCAACAACGCGCACGAAACCAGATATGACGCAAGCACTTGCGATTGCTATGAATAGCAAAGTGCCTGCGTTGATGAACCTCGCTGAACAGGAACGTGCATCCCGGGAAGCGTATTTGAAAACCCCCGGGGCTAGTGTTGCGTCCCGTACGGAAGCCTGGCAAACCGGCGATCCGACGCGGATGCAAGAGGAACCGAAATTCCAAAGTGTGAATGGCCAGCTGATCCGTACGGACGGTGGGGTGCCGCAGCCGGTGCTGGACGCTCGGACGAAAACGGAACAGATTCCCCCGCCGCCGGGATCGCCCGAAGGGTTGATCTGGGAACGGGATGAAACCGGGAAAACGACGGCTGTCGGGAAGCAGCAACCGAATCAGGTTAACGTAAACACCGTCGGGCCGTTCGGGAAAACGCTCTTCGAAGGTCAGGTGAAAAAACTCAACGAAAAACAACCTGAGGTGGAAAAGGCAGCTCGCTCGTATACGCTAATGCGGGATGCTTTGAAATATATCCCAGCGGCTTTCACAGGTGCGGGTGCTAATGTACTGTTGGAAGCCAAAAAGTGGCTTAAGTTGGTTGGTTTGACGGATGATGCTGTAGGACAAATCAATAATTCTGAACAATTGCGTAGTGTATTGGGCGAGCTGGTGTTTAAGAATATTAAAAATCTGGGTAACGGTACTGGGTTGTCGGATTCAGACCGTGAATTTGCTAATAAAGTTTCTCTAGCTGATTTGCGGAATGATCCAAAAGCACTGGAATACGCCATTCAACTGGCGCAGGCGGATGCACTCAATACTTTCATAGGCTATCAAACGATGCTCGGGAAAACTATTGAGGCATTCCCGGAAGAAGCTAATCGTTTGACTATGCTTAATATGCCCGACCCGGCGACTAATATGGAACCGGTAGGTATTAAGCGAACTGCCAATGGTTACTGGGTTGTTCGTGATTACGGGGAACAGCCGTATAAATTTTCCTCAACGCAGGAAACTCCTGTAACACCCCCGGACCAGCCGGCTAGTAAAGCATATTCCGACCCTGAAACGGAGAGAGCGTTTCAAGAGTATAAAAAAGAACGCGAACGTAAACGGCTTAGTCGCCCGGAGAATTGGTAGCCATGACCCCGGAAGAAATGCAAGCTGAATTCGAGCGACGTTATCAGCAAGAACTTCTTGTTGAACGCGAAGCTGAATTTGATAAGCGGTATCGACAAGAACTCGATGATACCGTCGGTGCCGGACGGCGGAAGGCGGCTCTTTCCGGGACTGTTACTGGTCTAGTCGGCGGCACTATCGGTTTGCCCGGGGATATTCGAGAGCTGCAGGATGATGTTGTCAAGGCAACCGGACTGCCCGCTTGGGTGAATATATTGAGCCCCTTCCCGCGAACCCCGAATACGAAAGAAATTGTACAGGGTATTGATAATTTGGCGGGGACTGAACTAAATTATGAACCGAAAACAGCGGAAGAAGGGTATGCTAAAGCTGTTTCCGGGGGTATTGCCGGCGGGCTGCTTCCTGGGGGTAAGATTAACACTTTGACTCGAATGATGCTCGGGGGACTATCCGGCGCAACGGGTGAAGCAGCGTCAAATTTGACTGGTGGTAATGCTGCAGCTGGTTTCGCTGGGACTCTTTTGCCCCAGGTACTCGCGGGATGGGGCGCTGCCCGGAGGCCGCAGGTGGTGAAGGCGGTCGGGGATATGGTACAGGGGCTTCCCGAAGGCGAACTCACCACAGCAGCGGCAAGAGCAGCGGAAGCAGAAAAGGCAACCGGTGTTCGTCCACTGCTTTCGCAAGCTACAACGCAACCTACGCAACTTTCTGGCATTACTCAAGAAATAATGCAGAGCCCGGTTGCGTCAAAATTGCTAGAACGCCTTAATCAACAAACGCAAATTGGAAATCAGCGAATTGATGAATTGGTCGGAGTGCAAGCACCGGCGACTATGTTCGGCCAGGAGGATGCAAATCGCGTTCTCAATGCGGGAAAAAAGACATTTTCTCGGGCTGATGATGTAGCCTCGCAATTGTCGAAACGCTTGTATGAAAAGGGGAAGAAAGATGTAATCCCTACGGATATTGATGTTCTTCCTGGGGAAGATAACCCATTTTCTCGCTGGACGCGAGAAGTGCGCGATGCTTATCCTGAAGGCGGTAATCCGCAAGTGTATCATATTCCGCCGGTTACTGTTCGGGATATTTCTCGGCGACTTCGCGAACGGGCGGATCAACTGCAGCTCGACCCGCAAGTAACGAAAAGCGGAAAAGCAATTCACTCGGTTGCGGATAAAATAGACGCTTTGGGTGATAAGTACCCAGAAGGCGTTCCCGCCGGCGTGTTGGAGGCCCTGTATCGAGAAGAACGCATCGCGGGAACAGCGGCAACAGGCGCACAAGCAAGTCGGAAAGATAAGCAGCGGGAACTGGCCTATAAGAGCATTTCAGGCATTATCAATGATGCACTAAAACTAGATAGCCCCGGACTCCGCGAGGGTAAAGATCGTTTTTCGCGTTCCGTTGCTGCTTCGAAAAAGAAACTTGAAGATTCCGCCTTGTCTGACATGTTCCCGGCTACTGCGCGGGAAACTGGTCACGGAAACTTTGATCAAATGGGCGTAGTTCTTCGAGAAAGCTCTCGCTTCAAACCAGACGATATTGCATTCGTCGCTAAACAACTACGTCGAGCGGATCCCCAGGCATTTCCTACGCTGGTTAAACAGCAGTGGAGTAAAGTATTGGATGAAGTACGTTCACCTGCCGCCGGCCGTACACCCCAGCAATCAATGAACGATTGGGCGAATACTGTAGCCGGACCGAAAGCGTCACAAAAGCGAGCAAATTTCAACGAGATTATTAAGCAAAATGCAATCAACGCGGGAGCAAACCCGGAAGCCGCAGTAACAGGGGCCGATAAGCTAATTGATGCCCTTTATATGTTCTCTGCTGATCGGGGAGGTCTGGGCAAGATTAACCCCGTAGAAATGCGCCGAGGTGCTGGACGCACGCCCGCAGGTGAAGCGGTGAAAAGTATTAACTTCGCCGGCCGATGGTCGTCGGTGCAGGCGTTAGAGAGACATCTGTATAAAAAGGTGTATAATCAAATTGCCGATGCGTTGTTGACACCAGAAGGTGTAAAGAAACTGGAAGAAATTGCTGCGTATGATTATCCGAAAGAACAATTGGCAGCTTTTGTCCGTGGGCTGTGGACTACGAGCGCAGCCAGTCAGGCGCAATAATACCGGCAAAATTGGCACCCCATAATCCCGGCATAAACGGATTCCACTATGTACGACGGTAGCGGCAATTTTAGTTTTCCCACTGTATTCGTTGACGGGACGATTATTTCCGCCAGTGCGATGAATACGATGTTTACTAATGCCCAGCAAGGATTCAATCTCGCATTGACCCGGGATGGGCAGGGTAAGCCGTCGGCGGATTTGAACTGGAACGCAAAAAAGATCACGAATCTGGCGAATGGTACAGCAGCAAGCGATGCAGCGACGTACGGGCAGGTTACTGGCGTTACGACCGGGAATGCCTTCCGGCGGAATTTGCTGATCAACGGCGCTTTCGACGTGTGGCAGGCGGGGGCCGGTGGGTCGGCGAGTATTGCTGGCGCCGTGACGCGCACACGTACCGCAGATTGCTGGTGGGCCGTTCGTGCGTCGAGTGCGACCGGCTACACGGTGTCGCAGCAGACTGGGTCTTTCGGACGCTACGCGCTCAAGTGGCAGCGCGACAGCGGCAACAGCAGCACCGCGAACATGATGCTCGCGCAGTCGTTGGAAACAGCGAACTGCGTTCGGCTGAAGCGCGGGACGGGTACGCCGATGTATCTGTCGTTCTACGCGAAGAAGGGCGCGAACTACTCGGGCGGGAACCTGACGGTTGATGTTGTTCTCGGAACCGGGACTGACGAGAACGTGCTCGACGGTTACGCCGGGGCCGCAACGCTGGCGACAACCGCCATCAGCACGCTTTCGACATCATTGCAGCGTTTCGGCCTGGCTGTCCCCGCGAGCACGAGCATCAATGAACTTGGCGTGCGATTCACCTGGACACCGACGGGTACGGCAGGGGCGGATGATTCGATCACGCTGGAAGGCGTACAGCTTGAACCGGCGAGCGCGGCTACCGATTTCGAGTTCCTGCCGTTCGACGACACGCTGCGGCGGTGCATGAGGTATTATGAAAAAGCTTTTCCTTATAGTACAGCCCCGGCTCAAAATGCGGGGTTCTTTTTTGCGGTACCGTCTTTTGGTACTGGTGCAATTGGGCCAGGGTATTTTCCTGTTCGTTGCATGACTAAAAGGATTGGTTGTGCCGTTACGACTTATAATCCGGGAGCTACAAACAGCCAAGTTAGAAATATAACAGATGGTGCTGATGGGTCAGGAACCGGGGGACAAATGTTAACTTCTTGTGATTTTTTTGTGTTAACTTGGGCTCAAAATGCAGGTGGTAATCCGGGAGATATTTTTGGTATTAACTGGACGGTTGCTGATAGTGTATTTTAATGAAACTAGCCACTGCACTGTTCTTCTTTTCCGCGAGCGCGTCCGCGTTCGTCGGGTCATTCCCGGTGTGCGAGCCGCGCGCGCAGTACGTGCGCCTCGAAATCTACGAGGGCTTCGCGCCGGCGG